GTATTTTATTTCGTCATATTATTTAAATTGAATTCATATTTATAATTAAATTTTATTATCAATTTATTTCTAGAATATTTTAACAGAATACTTTTAATAATTATAATTGTGCCACAAATCTTAAATATTAATTCTTTTAACTGCATGATTTTATTGATTTAATTCCTATAAACCTACGACTATAATATTAGTAGTTTTAGTATTTATATAATAAAAACAATGACTTAGAAATTTACGTGCTATTTATAAAATTTTTATTTAAATTATTTTTTTTAGGGGGGCGACTGCCACCCCCACCCCCTCCGTTACCGTATACAACGCCGACATAATTTGGGAAAATGGCAACCGTAAACAGCTTGAGGCCGACCCCTAGCAGCCGTGGACGTAAAGTGTCTATATATAGGGCAAGGTGTTATATGTTGGTATTTGTAAAGCGATAGTACTTGCATTTAGTTAAATCATTTGTTAAAATGGGCGTGACCAATCATTAATGTACTAGTATGGAAGTTTACATATGATTGAAGACCTTGGGCAGGATGCCACTTTGTTTGACAAAGGTATGCCTGTTTTTTTAGATCATGATTTTGAAATAACGGATTCAGGGATGCTTTACCTGAACTCTACTCTGACTGTTGATGATCATGAAGAAGTACTGATATCCAAAGCATTGTTTGAGATTACGGATTTTGTATTAGATAATTCAGAGTCAGATTACCGAGAGTTGTACGCAATAGCCAACGAGCTAGAGCGTGAAGCTGCTAAGTTAAGGGATGTAGCCCAGCGCATTGAAGATAGTGACGGTAATGTTGCTGACCTTTTTGATACAGTTTACGATCCAGACTAATCTATTTGGCTGGACTAAAGACGATCCTGTAGAAGGTGACTCAAAGGTATGTTCTAAATGTGGGACAGATAAGCCACTAGCAGCATATAGCTTTCATTCTGGGGGTAGTTATCTCAGAACCGAGTGCAAGAGTTGTACTAATCATATGACACGTATTCGTAAGGATATACGCTCGACTTACGGGATGCCTGATGATGATTACTGTTGTCCGATATGTTTAAAGACATCTGAAGATGTTGCAGGGTCGGGGGGTAAGTCTGCTGGTTCCTGGGTAGTAGACCACTGTCATAGCAGTGATAAGTTTAGAGGATGGTTGTGTCATAAATGTAATAGAAGCTTAGGTGGCTTTGAAGATAATGTTGATATGATGAAAAGGGCTATTGCTTACCTTACTAAAGCATAACGGGTATACCGTTTAACTATCTACTCCATAAAGCACCTACTTGGTATAATGTAGGTACATATTATAATGGAGTTAATTATGTTCACAAAAGTATTCGCTATATTAGTACATGCATTTACAGGAGAGGGCGCAATGGTGCGTAGGATCGCTGAGATACAGACTAAAAGAGTAGCCTATTGGCAATTAATAAACATGAGTGATCGAGAATTGAGAGACGTAGGTCTAACAAGGATGGAAATCTATAGAAAAATATATGGGGATAAGGTCGGCGGTACTACTGCTTAAAGTATTATACTAGGAGTATTATACTAAGAGTATAGTACTACTTATATAGTAGACCACTCAACCGACAATTCATTATACCAATAGATTAACTAATCGTCAATAGAATAATGCAGTTATCGAATAATAAACTGCTTGACTAAACTATTAACTAAATGTTACAATGTAGGGGTAAAGAAGAGTTGTCTTTTAATTTATACTATATACGTGCTGCCATAGAGCAGCGCACAGGTCAAAGATTAAAGTTTGACCGCATTCGTCAATTACTTGTTGAAGAAGGTCTAGTCTCCCAAGCGGAGCTAGAAAGTAATCCTTTAAGTAAGGAGTTTGATGGCTACGGAAGATACTTCGTTACAGAAGACTGCTCCGTAGCCGTTCCCCATGATCCTAGACGATTTATTCCAGCTTTGATTGATGAAGATTTCGATAACGAATAAGCAAAGATAGGTATTCATGGCCAAGACTAAATCTGAAAAGATAGCTGCCGGTAAGAAGCGGCATGGATTTACCGCAGTTAATAAGCCCCGAAGAGGTGGTCCTAAGAAATTCGAAGTCTTAGCTGTAGAGGGTGATGTCGTTAAGTATATTACCTTTGGCGATCCTAATATGGAAATTCGAAAAGATAACCCCAAAGCCCGTAAATCATTTCGTGCAAGACACAAATGCGACACGGCTAAAAGTAAACTAACGGCCCGTTATTGGTCATGCAAAAAATGGTAAGGAGACTATTATGCCAAATGTAGGTGGTAAGAAATTCAGTTACGGCGCTAAAGGTAAGGCCGCAGCTAAGGCTGAAGCCAAGAAGACCGGTAAGCCGATGACTAAGAAGGCTGGTTATATGAAGGGTGGCATGGCTGCTAAAAAGAAAATGGCTAAAGGCGGCATGGCTGCTAAGAAAAAAAAGTAGCTTATATGTCATTAGTTAAAAACATGAATGCCCGTAAAAAGGCTGGAACTTCCCGAACCAAAAAGAAAAGTACTGTAAGCGACAAGGCTTATAAGGACATGAAGGCTGGTTGGCCTAAAAAGAAAAAGGCTAAAAAAACATGACTAAACTTACTAAGGCTCAAGAAGCAAAAAT